CTAATTCGTCCTGTATTACATGGATGGCGGTATAAACGTCGTCCAGATTTTTTATATCGAACTTTTCTCCGCTCAATTTTTCTGCATCTTTTAACAGGCGCTCCATTTCGGTTTTGGTTCCGCCATAACCTAATTTTAGGTTGTCCAGCATTGTGTAATTCTGTTTGGCGAAACCCTGATAGGCTGTCTGTAAATTTTCGATTGGCGTACCCATCTTCGCGGCATTGTCCGCCATGTCTTTAATTGCCAGATTTGCCACGTTTGCCGCCGCCTGTACGTCACCGCCTAGCGCCTGTTTTAAGCTCGCACCGAATGCCACCGCCTGTTCGGCGTATTCATTCGCGCTGATCCCCATTTCCGCCGCTTGCATGGCGAATTCTTTTGCCCTTCCGGACGCTTCGCCGTAAATCGTATCTAATCCGCCGAAACTTTGCTGTAATGCTCCGCCGGCTTCCAGCGCCTGTTTTGTGACGCTAACAAGCGCGGTACCGATTCCGGCGCCCACAATAGCCGCCTTTAGTTTGCTGGCAAAACTCTGTCCCGATTCTTCGCCGGCTTTGTCCCCGGCTCCGGATAACTCTTTCGAAATTTCGCCGGAAATACCTTTTGTCGTCGGCTTTATCTGTACATATGCGGTACCCAATGTGTTAGCCATTTTCCCGCGCCCTCGCTTTCTCAATAATTGCCCGTCGTGTCCGTTCGAATTCTTCCGGCGTGTCGAATGCGGAAACCGTTATGGTTTTCTTTTCCGTTTTGCTTTTGCCGGTCAATTCTTCCACAAACGAAACAGGTTTCTTGCGCCCCTTGTGCCCGTCTTTCGTCCTTTGCCAAACCAGCACGGACAGGCGGTCCACGGCGTGCGCTAATAGTAAAATATCCGGCGCAACCTTTACGCCGGCTAGTTTCATTTTTATTCTGCTGTTTTCCCTTAAACCGCAAGCCAGAATCGCCACCGTATCAACCGGCAGCGATTCCAACGTGTAAATGTTATACGTTTCGGCAAAATCGCAAATTAACGCGTTTTTGTCCGTGTTAAGCATTGCGGCAAGGGTCAAAAGTTTTTTCCGTTCTCGATCTCCGCGAAAATGTCGATTAGTTCCGCCGCGGCTTTTTCGATCGGAACGTGCCCGGCTTCGTCCCGGATGTGGTCATATAACGCCCGTTTCTGATCCGATCCAAGCAAACGCGACAACACGCGCCCGGACATTGCCGGGTTGTCCTGCATGTCTGCCAGGTCGTCTAACAGTTCCATGTCGATGTTGGCGCGGTCAAATTCGAATTTGAAGCCGGTTTTTGTTTCGCCCTTTATCTTTTCCATGAATTACGCCGCCGTGTACTCGTATGAAGTGTTTCCGGATGTGTCGGGAAGTGCGGTCACTGTCAGTTCATACGCTACCGGTTCGCCGTCCACGTACGTAATTTCGCCGATTTCGGAAACTTTACCGTTCGGGATAACACGACGGACCGCGCGTCCGCCCTGTACCATCTCAATAACCATCGGGTGTTCCGCCAGCTCCTGAGAATTGGAAATCGCTGTAATTGCACCGCTTGCTTCGGTAACGTTTGCGTCGCCATAAACAAGCTTTTTCACGTTCGCGTCCATTGTTTCAAGCAATGAGAACGTGAAACGCTCGGAGTAGTCCGTCTGCGTTGTCATTACGGTATCGCCGCCCCATGCCTTAATATCTTCGCTGTCGCGGGTGATCTCGTGGGTCAGTCCATCTTCGGAAATATAACCCATTGCCTTAAAGGCTGTATTAAGGTCTGTGGTTGCGTCTGTCGGGACCGCTGTTCCAACCGGTGCAACATAAAGCGCGCCGCCGGTTTTGGGTTTTCCGACGACAATATTTGAAATATCGCTCATTATTAAGCCCCCTTAATTTGTGTAATAGTGTGTAATGTCAAAAACGGCCTGATACCTGGGCCGTTTCGTTTCGGTGTCTGTGAAATTGTAATCGCTGTTCAACTCTACGCGGGTTATTTCGTTAAGCGTAACCGCGCCCGTTAACATTGCGTTGATAACTTGCGCGTTAAGCTCTGCCGCATTGTACAGGCTGTCCGCGTATGACTGAATAGCGATCGTGCTTTCACAAATCCAGTTTTCCATGCTGGACCCCGTTTTCTCGATAACGATAAACAGGCTCGGGTTGTTGCCCGGTACCGGGTCCGGGTCGGGCATCTGCATATAAACGCCGATTCCGGTACCCTGGAACGCTTCCAGCATGTATTCGTAAATAATCCGCTCTATCATTTGTGTAACGCCTTCAATAGTGCATTGTTTCTGTACGTGTCGCGCTTTGCTTTATTCGTAACCGGTACAATTCGGCAAATCGCGCGGAATTTTCCAGCTTGCGTATCGTATTCGAAACCGTCCCCGGCGTTACTCGCAACGCGCGCGCCATATTCGGAAACCATGGCGGAAACCTCGGAAGATTTTAAAAACGCCTGAATTCCGGCGCTGTCTGGTACGAATTTAACGTCCGACATATTACGCGCTCCGCTCGCATTTGATCTTGTAATGCCAGGGCCCCGGGACGTTTTCTTCGATTCCGCGTTCGATCGCGCCGAACGTCCGGAACCTTTCCCCGAAAAACTCAACGATCTGATTTTCCCATTCGTGCGCGTCCCCTTTCGGGATTCCCAAAACGTAGGAAATACGCCGGCCGGTCAGATTCAGTTCGTTTATAAGTTCTTCCGCGCTGGGCTGTCCGACTAAAACATTTTCAACCGTTACCGGCTCCAATGTATAAACCGGAACCCCAAACGCGTCCGCCACGGATTCTGTTTTCTCGTACAGGGTAACGGTTGTCCCGGTTATAAGGCTCATACCGTGCCCCCGTCCTTTTTAGGCGCGAAAAAATCAATAACGCCGTAACGCTGCCGTTTAATTCCAAGCCGTTTTAAATCGGCGTTCATGATCGCGTTACCAATACCGCCGCCCGGAATGGCATACGTGCCGGAAACGGAATAACCCAACGCCGATTGGCTGTACTGCGTCATGGCGTCGCCGGTCGTGTCCTGGCGCAAAATCCGGAAAACGACACCCGCCGTTACTTCCTTCAGGACGTCCGCATACGCTTCATCGTCCGCCGCTCGCTCGTCCAGATACATTCCGACGGCATCGGCACGGACGCGCAATTCGTTAGAAATAACCGGGAGTAACGCTTCCGCCCGGGCCGTTTCGGTCGGTGTCAGTGCGCGAAAAAATGCGGCAATATCCGCCACGGTTGCGAATGGCTGTAAATCTGCCATGCTGCCACCTCATTTCTTTTTAGTTGCTTTGCGTTTCTTCGGTTCCGTTTTAGGCGTTTCGGGCGCCTTTACAGGCTCGGAAGCGGGGGCGGGAACCAATTCCCAGTCCCCCTTCGCTTCGCCCTGTATTCGCACCGTTACGCCCGTCTTGACGTTCCGGTACGTATTCATTACGGTTCAACCTTTGCCAGCATCTGCGGGGCAAGGATAGCCCAACCGATGTACGCTTCAGCTCTGAGATAGACCTGATTGTGTCCCTTCAGGTCGCCGGCCTGTGCGTCATTGTCCGGGTTACCATATTCGATAACTTCAAGCGGAATTTCCTTCGCATAGCCCCAACGGAACGCGCCCCAATCTCCGACGTAAGCGTGCGCTGCCGGTGTTGCGCCGAACGATACGGTCGAATTGACGGCAGCCGGAACGCCCAGGAATGTTTCAGGCTTCAGGCTGTTATAGAACTCGGGGTTCTGAGCGATACCGGATGTAACTTCGGAAGCGAGCGCCGCCGCGTATGTGTTGGAAAGAACGACGCCGTTCACGTCGCCGCCATTCAGAAGCGCGACGGCTCCGCGAATGTCTGCGCGCTTGCCGGTGTATGTGATGTCGTTTGTAATAAGGTCGTCAAGGTCGTTACCATTTACAACCGCGCTCGTCTGTCCATCATACGGGTTCACACCGTGCATTGCGGCAATGTCGAAACCGCGCGCAATCTTACGCGCTGCGCCCTCTGCGAATGTCCGGAGAACGTCCATGCGGTATTCTTCGGAACCGTACAGGAATTCATCGGAAACACGCAGGCCATATTCGAATTTAACCGGACGAATGGTCTTCGGTGTAGCTGCGCCGCCGCCGTTTACCTTTGCGCCATTCTCGCCGACGATGGACGCTTCATGATCCATCGTGAAAACCATTTCGGTATTGCCGTTGAATGCAATCGGACGCTGTGCCGCTACCTTTGCCAGCGCGCTTTCGCCCTGGACAGCGTTAAACATTTCGTTAACGATCTGTGTCGGAAGATTTGTTCCTCTGGAAATAACATTAGCCATTTTTAAATTTTCCCCTTTCGCTAATTTTTGCCGTACTTCCGGGCGATTTCCCGGAAAGCTTCGGCGCTCGGGTTCGTCTTTTCTTCAGTGTTCCGCGTGAACCCGAACGCGTGTGCACTTCCCGACAATTTCGCCAGCTTGTCGGCGCTGTCTTTTATGGCGTCTTCATCATCACCGCGCAAAAACTCGACCGCACTTGACGGCAGCCCTTTTTCGTTTGCAATCCGTACCTTTAACGCGTCGGTTTCCAGCTCTTTAATGCGCGCCGCCTGAGTGCTGAATTTTTCATCATATCCGGCGTATTTTTCAAGTTCTTTTGCCTGGGCGTCTTTAAGCGCGGACAATTCGCCCGCGTGGGCGTCGTTAATGGCCTGTAAATCGGCCGGGCTGGTCCATCCGGTATATTCTTCGCGGATCCTTTTTTCCGCGTTCTTTTCGGCTCTTTCCAGCCTTTCCTTAATGCGTTCGTCGAATTGTTCCTGCGTTTCGATTACTTTAAAATCTGCCATTTGTTTAAGTTCTCCTTTTTCCCACTGTTTCCGCCGTGTTCGCGTGAATGTATAAAAGCCGGCAGGAATACCGGCTCAATACCAAACTTTCTGTTTTTTCCGTTCTTTTGCAATGCTGGCGGCGTAATGCGCCAGCGCGATGGATTCCACGATCGCCGCTTCAATATCCGCCGACAATGACCGGAAACCGAAACCGCCGCCCGTGCCTATCATTCGCCGTTCACAATTTGAAACGGCTTGTACGACGCTGGGCTGTCCGGTGTGTTCGATCGCTTCCGCGTCGATTGCCTGGCGAAACCCTGAACACGCTACAATCATTTCACCCCATGCCGGCGTCCCGGCGTTCACTTTCGGGCACGCTTTCGCAAGCTCTGCCAATAACAATTCCGCCGTGCCTTTTCCGTCGATTAGTACCGTTCCGACGTTCCGGCAGTTCTTGATCCATTCGACGATCCACGCCAGCCCCTCGCGTTGCGGTGCGCAATCAATGCATTCTACAAACGTTTTCCCCCGCCGGGTTTTGATTGCTATTGATAACGCAACGTTTGCGCCGTCCGGCCCGTACTTGATCCCGACATGAATTTTGCCGGTAAGGTCTGCCGGCACATGCGGAACGCGTAACGCTTGCCACTCTTTTTCGGAAATTTCGCTTTTAAGCTCGTACCGGTGCCAATATCCCAAGCGCTGGATAACAAAATCCAAAACGTTGTTTACGTCTTCGCCCCGGATCGTCCGTTCCTTTAAAAGCGTGCCAAGACTAGGGTTTGTCGCGTACCACGTGTCCACGTCCATAATATCCGCCGGCATTTGGTAAACGCTCCATTCTGCCCACCCGGTATCGAATGCCTTGCCGGATAAAACCCTGTCCCGTAACGGTGCAAAAACGTCGCCCTTACTTTGTACTGTGGGCGGCGTTCCGCAAAATATCGTCTGTGGGTTCGGGCTGGCGGCTATTGTGTACATTAGCGCGCCCTGCTGGGTTTGGGTGTATTCCTGGGCTTCGTCAATAATTAAAACGTCGAAACTTTCACCAATGCCGCCGGCTTCCGTTCGTGTCCTGAATACGATATAACCGCCGTCATTCATGAATATTTGTTCAAGTCCGTATTGTTTCGTCGCTTTAAAGGATTTTGCCGGCATCGCTTTTCCTTTTTTCCGGCGCAAAACTTCCGTATAACCGGCGTCCGTTAGTATGTTTAAAAGCCTAACGAACGCGCTGTGGCTGGTACTCGTTTTGTGGGCTGTATGACAGATGCGCTCCCCGTCAATAATGCCCTGTAATTCCCGCATGGCTATAACTTCGCCCTTGCCATTCTGGCGCGGTACTTCATAGCCGAATTTTTGATGCACGTACAACCCGTCCGGGCCCGTCGCCATAATGTCGGTTATAAGTAGCTTTTGCCAATCCTGGGCGCGTCTTCCGCTTTCCTCGTAGGATTCAACGGCGCGCTGCCCTTTGCTATGCTCAAACGGTAAAATAACGGCCTGTGTAGGAAATTGGGAACCGGTTCTCGCCTGTTCCATGTTTCCCCTTTCCGCCGCTTATTTGTCTATAACGTATTCCTCGCCGTCAACCATAACGGTGTTGTTGTAAAATTCCGCGTAACTCTCGCGGGCTTTTTCCGGTGCCTTGTCGGTCAATTCGTACCGCCATTCCTCGGCGTTGAATGTGTACCAATCCCGATTGGTTAAAAAATACGGCCTTTCCTGCATTAAAAACCCCGCCTTTCTAAAAACGTCTGCATGGCGCGCCCGATCTCGTTAGGCCGTCCACCTTGTGAATTTGCGAACGCTTCCGCGAAAAACTCATAGTCATTAGACAGCCCATATTCGGATGTTTTTTCAATAAAATCTGCTAACGTCATGCCCGGATTTTGTGCCAGCGCAATGTCTTTTATTTCGTTTCTTATCTTACTCATGAATAAATCCATGGGGTCGGAATAAGAATGCCAGCCTGTGCCGTTTTGCAATTTGTATTGATGATACAGAAAATTGTGTATCATGTGCCCGTATTCGTGCGTTATTGAGTACGTTTCAAGCTCGTACAAACTGTCTGTATTTACCGGCATCGAAAAACCAACTTTAATGGCGTACCGTTCCTGTTCCACTAATTCGTCAAGGTTTCGGAAGATTTTACAGACCGCCATGTCCTGCCGGCTCGTGTTCATCCTGTTACGTGCTACGTATGCAATCGCTTTTCGTCGGCCGTCATACATGAACGCGGGCGCGTCCGATCTGTGAATAATATTGAACCGCTTTTCCAGCTCGGTTAAACGCTCGACCGTTGTGTCCAATAATTCAGGGTCCACCCGTTTCAATAATAGCGGGTCCACCGACGAAAAACCGACGTCGCCTAATAACTTAGCTTCCGCCATTTGCTGGCGTTTTTGCGCTTCCTGGCGTTCCTCTTTTGACTGTCTGGAACGCACGGCCTTTTTTGTTTCTTCGGCATCTTCCGCCGTCCATGTTTCGGGATGGTTCCAAACATTCTGGCGGTTCTTTCCGTTTTCAAAAGTCAATGTGCACCTGCACCCGACGTGTCGCTGGTATACCGATTTCGGGATATTGGAACCGTTGCCCTTATAGACATAACGCCCGGCTTGCGCCGAACACCATTCACACGGGACCGTGTAATACGTTCCCTTTTTGCGCCCTTTGCCGGGTTTCCTTTGTTTCCGTTCGAAACGTTCAGTCTGCCGGACTATATACCGTTCTACTCCGATTTTAGCCGACAATTCCGCATTTTTGCGCAAGGTCTGATCCGTTACGGCTTGCGAATAGTTTATAACGGGTTCTTTCATCACCCACAACGCGTCCGCCGTGTTGTCGTAACTTGAAACCTTATCAATTAACCCGGATATTCTGTTGGTGTCCAGGTCCGCCGTTAACGCTTCGATACCTAGCCCGATTTCCGCATTCATGTTCGCTTGTATCGTTTGCGCCGCTTCCGCCACCAATTCATGGTCGTATGTTAATAACGGCGTTAGCACTTCGGCCGCAAGCTCACGCGAAATATTGGGCAAATCTTCCAAGTTTTCCACGATTGATTCGGACAATAATTCACCGGTTCGCACCGCATAATCGCCGGCCGTTACATAATCGGCGCTTTTTGGTATCTTGCCGGCTAGCCGTAAAAACTCCCGGTCGGTTTTCATGCGCTTGTTAAACGTGCGCCCGATCGTAGCCACAAGCCGTTCGCCTGTTTCACTCATTCAGCCGCCCCCGTTTCAACTTCCACAACGGTTTCGGGTTCCTCGATCTCTGCCGGTTCGATTCCGGTCAGGGTCTTTAACGATTCCTTAGTGAAATAACCCGGTACAGCCTGGTTAATTTTAATAGCACCGTCGCCCACTGTGGACAGCATCGCCGCATCCGGTTCAAATACCGGCAGCCATAACGGGCGCAAATCGGAAATTAACGTCCGTTCATATGGCTCATTATCGCGGACGCTGGCGGCAATAACCGCAACGTTTCCGAATGCCGAACCATAAGTCCGCTGCGCCTTGCGCGCCGTAACGCGTAAATTTTCATGCGCTGCCTTGATCGCTTCCGCGCTGCTTGGGTTGTCTGTAACGAACCCCAAGTCGTCCAACGTCAAACCGGAATCGCCGGCAAACATAGCCGCCGCCGTTCTTAACTGTTCGGTGTACGGGCTCATGCTTTGCTGGGTGAACTGTCCAAGCGTTGGCTTATCGCCGTTTTCGTCTTTATCAAACCGCAACATTGTCGAAATAGTCGCGCGCCATGTGTCCAGCGGGTCGGCGTCCGGATCCATGCCTGTCACGTATTTCTGCGGGAATGAATAGAACTCCGCCGAAACTTCCGCGCGTTCCAGGGTGGATTTTGCTAAATCCTGATAATACATTCCGGCGCGTGTGATTCTGGAATGTCCGAACGGTCGCATTGCATCCGGGCGAAACGCAACCGGAACCAACAACGGCCAATTTGCCGGGTTTTCCTCGCGGTAAGGCTCCGCGCCCTTTTGATGGTATTCCGTGAATTCAGGCGTAAACCACGCTTCCAATAACGGTTCCCCGTGTTCGTCTACGTCCAAAACCGCGTAGCCCTCTTTTAACAGTCCGGTGAATTCGTCAATAATGCCCGTTGCCCGGTCTGCGGTCAATACAGACAGGCGCGGGATTGGGTCGCCGTCGGCTCCGTGTGCAACCTGAACAAAAGCACACCCGGCAATCATACTTTCCCGAATAAGGGACGAAAACATAATATCCGGGTTGTTTTCGTTAAAAATGACCGACGATTGGAAAACGTCGTTTTCGAAACCGTCAAACACCAGCCGGTCGGACAGCGCGTCCACGGATTTGGCACACCAGCCGACGCAAGCCGTATACATGCCTTTCAGCCATGGCGGCATAACTGCGGACGGACGCCCGGCGCGGTCTTTCATTTCATAATAGTTATACCGAACGCGTACACGTGTCTTTTTTCGTGCCAATTTCCGGCGTAAATACTCAATTCCGTAATATTCCATAATTCACCTCATAAAAAAACACCTTGCCGCCCTGATCTCCGGGGCTTGGGGGTGCTTATCTGCGACATATTGTCCGAGTAACGGCGCCAGTTCGCCGCGCCCGGGTGGGGTGGGGGTTATGCCCCCGTCCAGCGCTGCCAATCGGTCGAAATTGGTAAAACCCTGTTCCCGACCTTCTTTTTTTCTTCGTTTGTTCCCTGGTTCGCTTCAATAACTAACTTTGTGCTTTTCATTTGGTTACATATCAGGTGCGTAAGCTGTAAATTTTGCGGGTCGCTTGGGTGTCCGCCCTTGCTGATCGGGATAATGTGATCAACACTTGCCGACATTGGGTCCGGAAACCGCAGCGTTTTGTCGATTGGCCTGCCGCATATGGCGCATACGTCCCCGGCGGCTATAATTGCACGCCGGTTTTTCCTGTATGGGGTCTTATATACCCCGTCACTTTCCGGGCGGTACCTTTTTTTCTTCTCTGGCATAATTCAATTAAAGGGCGGTTTGTTTTGTGTTTCCCCGCCCTTTCCGCTTTTGTTCACGTTAACAATAACAGAAAACTTTTTGGACATTTTGGACAACGGGAAATTTTTTTAATTTTTTTCCATAAATCGGTAAAATTTTTTGCTTGCCCTGTAATAACTGTCCGTCCCGTATATCTCCCGGCTGGTCCTTTTCCAGCTGTAACCCAACACGTACCGCAACCGGACAATGGATCGAATGTCCGCATCCGTTACCGTGTTCAGCCATGTTTCGATCTCCTGGACGCCCCGTTCCCATTCTTTCCGGGTCCGTTTCTGTTTCTCTTTTAGTTCCAGAATGCTGTCCACGGCCTGTTCTGTTGGCGCTGACGGTCCGGAACCGTGCCCCCCGGGGTCTTTTCCGTTCGGGCTTTTTCTCGTGTCGTACAGGGCGTTTATTACGGCGTCCATGGATTTGATTTCGGATATTAACTTTCGGTGTTGTTCTAATGTTTCAATCGTCATTATCTACCCATTCCGGCGGCCATATTGGTTCGTAATATTCCGCCAGGTCCTGTTCGCTGATCCAAAACCAGCCCAAGCATTGCCGGCCCTCGTAACACGTCGCGTAATATTGCCGTTTATCATCCGCATAATTCACGCGGATTATATACGTTGTTTTCTGCCGTACCCATCCCGATGGGCGGCCGTTCTCGTTGTAACGGTACTCCTTAATGCATCGGTACCATGTTCCGTCGTATTCGTGCGCTTTTGGTTCCGGCTGCGGCTCTGGTTCCAATCGCGGCGGGCTAAATAAATTAAGTTGTTCTATCATTTGTCCATCCTCGCCCCGCAGTTTGGGCAGAATTCGAACAATTCGTCTTTGCTTTGAATATATCCCGTGCCTTTTGTCGGGCTCCTTTTACATTCAGAACATTCCCATGTGCAATATTTGGTAAATATCCACTTCCCATGTCGCACGGGTTCTGCGTCTATGGTTGGCTGTTCGTCAATCGCTTGCATGATACCCACCGTAAACATTCCTTTGTCTGTGCTGTTCAAACAGTCTTTCAACACGTAATC